ACTTACGCTCCTCCTGCTGGCTTTATGCGATGGGGACTTTAAGTATGATTAACCTTCCAGATTTATCTGAGATACTAGCAGCGTTGGGTTTGACTGGGTGGTTTGGTCAATTCTTGTGGGGATCTTTTCTCAACAGAAAGAAAGACGAAGCCCAACGGGATGCTATTACTACAGAAGCCACAGCTAAGACAGGTATCATCGAAGCATTCGAGCGGCGAGCGTCGTTGAGTGACGACAGACAAGCTAAGCTGGAAGCGAGAATCAACGACATGGAGGTTAGATTGTCCGCAGAACACAGTTCTACTATGTCTCTTCGAGAAGAGAATTCTAATCTTCGTATTCGTATCCGTCAACTAGAAGCGGCTCTTAGGCAGGCCGGTATCCCTTTCCCTGAGGAGTACTCCTACGTACCAGCCGTTAATCCAACCAATGCTAACCCTAACACCTAAGCTTTTACGACAAGTCCTCGCTGACCTAGAACGTCACGAGGGCTATCGTTTGTACGCTTACCCAGATCCTTTAAGCAAGTTGTACAAAGCTAACAAGAATCTCAGGTGGGGGTCTAAACCAGCTAAGTTACTAATGCCCGCTGGTACAAACTGGAGTGACGGAAATCCTTGGACAGTAGGTATCGGATACACTATAGGTACTACGGTAGATTCAGTACAACTACACGATACAGCAGTCAACGTCACTACCTTAGAAATTCTAAAGTGTGCTGACGCTTTAGCTAGACTTCTCCCTAACTGGCTCACTTATCCGTTCGCTGTTCAAACAGTACTAGTGAACATGGTGTACAATATGGGGGCTGCTACTTTAGCTACTTTCAAGAACTCGTTAGCGTTGTTAAAAGCCAACAACTGGTCAGCTGCCGCTGACAATCTACAACAATCTTTGTGGTACAAGCAAACAGGTGACCGTGCTAAAGAGCTTATCGCTAGGGTCAGATCCCTTAAGATAGAGCCTGAGCACGAGGTAGCCTAACTAAAAAGTCCTAGGAGGACCCAACCAAATGTCTACTAAAAAGACCCGTAACAAGCCTAAAGAACAAGAGATCATCCTTCACGTGTTCACTAATGTCCCGCAAGATGAGGCCGGATACCAGACCTTACGTATGTTCTATCAAGGCGCTGTTGATAACTCTATCGGCATGGCTAGGTGCTTGAACAACGAGACTGGTGAGACCGAGCTACTTCTGGTCGGATTGGAGCGTAGCGCGGACGGCGGTTTGAACTACTACCCTCTAGCCAAGTGCTTCGACTCTAAGGCAGATGTTGAGAAGTACTTCTCTCCTGACTTGCGAGGCGGGTGGTTCGATCCCGCCGAAGGCCCTGCCCCTGAGCTTGTTGTAGACCCGGAGTAAAAAGACTATGCCCCTTGATAATGGTGAGATGACTTGGTACGAGAAAGTCTTGGATGCTTACTCTAAAGGGGCAGCAGACGTAGAGGTTTGCAAGATCATGAAGACTACGCAAGCCAAGTTCAATCAATTGTACGAGAACGATGCTAACTTCAAAGAGATTGTGGATTACGGTAGGACTGTAGCTCACGCGTGGTGGTTAACTACTGCTCGTGAGGCTATCTTCAACCGGACGTTCAACACCTCCATGTGGTACGCCACGATGAAGAACCGCTACGGCTGGTCGGACAAGTCCGAGGTAATGAATACCCTGCCAGACGAGCTGGCTTCTCTAGATGCTCTCCGTGCTAAACTAGCTGAGAAGCTTCCAGAGATCTACAAGCTGACTAACCCAGACGCTACGGCGGCTCAGGTGGTGACAGCTCTTAAGACGGTGAAGTAACGTGACTATTAAAGAAGTATACGACTTTAGTACTGGTAACTTTGATGAGATGATGAACGAGCTTAGCTCTGATAAAGGAGCTGAGTTCGTTAGCTCCATAGCTCCTGAGGTAGATTTCTCTAAAGCTAATGCTAAGACTATGGCTAGCGCCTTACGTCTACTAGAGATCTACCAGCAAAAGCTAGCTCAGTCGGGTACCAGTAAGTGGTTTGTTACGGACACTCCGTTTGCTATCGACCACTGCCCTAAGCACAAGCTGTTCTTTGAAGCAGGCGCTCACTTTGCCGAACGTATTTTCATCGCGTCTAACCGTACAGGTAAATCCATTGCTGGTGCTTACGAGATGTCGTGCCACCTCACCGGATTATATCCTACGTGGTGGGCCGGTAAGAGATTCGATAAGCCTATTAAAGCGTGGGCTTGCGGATCAGATGCTAAAGCTACTCGTGACACTGTACAGAAAGAACTCCTAGGTCCTATCGGAGCTTGGGGTACAGGAATGATTCCAGCTGGATTGTTCGGTAAGTGCTGGATGCTAGCTGGTGTACCACAAGGCGTTGACTTGATTGAGATCAATCACGTGTCTGGCGGTAAGTCCGTTTTAGGATTCAAGAACTACGAGCAAGACATCAAAGCATTCTACGGTACAGCGATGGATGTTATCTGGCTTGACGAAGAGTGCCCTGAGAATATTTACAACGAGTGCTTGATTCGTACGATGACGACTGACGGTCACGTATTCGTGACGTTCACACCGCTTAAAGGCTTGACTCCCTTGGTTGTTAAGTTCTACTCCAAGGCTGAGTTGTTAGGCGGAGCGCCGGGACTAGCCGGAGTACAAACGGAAGATGCTGGCGGAGAAGACGGCTACGAAGCTCGTCTCATGAACCGCAAGAACGTAGCAAAGGCTATCATCAACGCTGGCTGGGACGATGCTCCTTGGCTGAGTGAGGATGCCAGACGCAGAATGCTGGATGATACGTTGCCTCATTTGCGAGATGCTCGTTCTAAAGGTATACCGGCTATGGGATCTGGTAATATATATCCTATTGCTATTGATAGTATCTTGTGTGATCCGTTCCAGATTCCAGATTACTACGAGAGATTGTACGCTTTAGATGTAGGCTGGAACAGGACTGCTTGCTTGTGGGCTGCTAGAAATCCCGACACTGATGTTATCTATATCTACGATGAGTACTATGCTTCTAGACAAGAGCCTGACATTCACGCCTCTAACATCAAAGGAAAGGGTACGTGGATTCCCGGAGTCATCGACCCGGCTGCCAGAGGGCGGTCGCAGATCGACGGCAAACAACTGTTCTCGATGTACCAGCAGTTGTTAGACAATCTGCTGCCGGCTAAGAACGAAGTTGAGTCCGGTATCCAAACTACGTACAACAGATTAGGCACCGGTAAACTTCTAGTCTTCCGCAACTTACAAAACTTCCAGAAGGAATACATTTTGTATCGCCGTGATTTGAACGGTAGGATCATTAAAGACAACGATCACTTGATGGATTGCCTGAGATACATAGTCAATAATCTTATCCGTGCTTTGAGTAAACAACAAAGTAAGGCTACTACAGGAGGCACGTACCGTGTTACCAAAAAGTACGACATCTAATCCAATCGAAGAAGCCTTATCTTTAGCTGCTCAAGACGGAGTAGCCGTCGAGATGGATGTAATTCCAGTAGATGGTGAAGAGGCTCCTTTAAGCGACGAGGATCTTGAGGCGCAGGCTAAAGAAGAAGCCCGCGCTGCACAAGATAGAGAAGATACACTAACAGACTTGGCTGCTAAGATTGAAGGCTTGCTAAAGCAGCGAGCTAACAATCGTAAGTTTAAGGAGCTAGAGTGGTTGGAGTGTACTCGTCTTAATCTTGGTGCTCTCAGTTATGCTCTTAATAACTCGACTCCTGAGAATCCGTTTGATGACAGCGTCATCCAGCGCCGCCGCCCTACGATCAACATCGTGTCGGCTAAGTGTGAGATTGCTATCTCGCAGTGTGTGTCGATGCAGTTCGGTGCTGGTGAGAAGAACTGGGATCTTTGGCCGTCGGCTAACTCTTCCAACCCGGATGACGAGACTAAGTGCAAGCTTATGTCCGACGAGATCGAGACTCAGTTAGACAAGTGCCGTTACGGGTTCGAGGCTAGACAAGCTATCGAGGACCGGGTATTGTTAGGTACCGGTATTCTAAAAGGTCCGGTTAACACCGGCTCGTTGTGCCGAGAGTACAAGCCTAGCCCTGACGGAGAGACGTGGCTACCAGAGGTAACTGTTGAACACTATCCAGAAGTAGTGCGTGTTAATCCGTGGTTGTTCTTCCCGGACGACACCACTAATGATCCGGATAAGGTGCAAGATTCTATCGAGCTGCACCCTATGTCCAAGGTGGAACTGAGCCGTTACCGCAATCACCAAGGTTTTAATCTTGATGCTATTACGGAAGTGTTGAAGCAAACGCCTACAGATTATTGCAACTCGAACTTTACTGAATACGCTAGAATCACAGACTCTAACCCGTACTTGTTTAAAGATAAGTACGCAGTTATTGAGTACCACGGTCCTATCACTTCGGAAGAACTAGACAAGCTTGACATCCAGCCTACGTACAACTCCCCGACCGAGGAATACTACGGAGAGGTTTGGATTTGCCAAGGTCGTGTTATCCGTATTGAGCTAGAGAATCTAGAAGCGTACTTTGAAATCCCGTACGCTATCTCTATCTGGAAAAAAGATCCGTCCTCGGTGTTCGGCTTCGGTCAGCCATTGACTATGCGAGATGCACAACGTGTGGCTACTACTACGTGGCACATGATCTTAGATAACTCATCGCTAAGCTCAGGGCCTCAGGCTGGTATTCAGCGCCGTTGGATTTCTCCGGCTGATGGTAGCTGGGAGATGTCTCCGCAAAAGATGTGGAACCTCACAGATCCTACGATGCGTGTAGGCGATGCGATTCAATTCTTCAACGTTCCTAATGTAACAGAACACCTAGTTCCGATTCTTAATTTAGCACGTGAGTTTGCTCAAGAAGAATCATCGACCCCACTGATGACCGCTGGATTGACTGGAGCTAACAACCAAGAGAGCGCGACAGGCCAGCTCATTTCTGATAAGAATTCTACAGTGCTACTTGATTTCCAAGCAGAAGCTTGGGACGACCAAATCACTACGAAGATTATCACACGTATGTATGGCTGGAACATGCAGTACAACAAGAAACCGGAGATCAAGGGTAACTATGTAATTGACGTGCGGTCTAGTACTGAGTACAAGAACAAACAGATTTACATTCGTGACCTAGAACGGTTAAGTGTAGAGTCCTCGCAAAACCCTGAGATGGCCGCAGCTGTTGATACTGCCGCCTTGACCAAGGCCCGTCTAGATTTGATGCACTTGCCGAACCGTACTATCGTTCGTACTGAAGAGCAAATTAAGCAGATCGCTGCTGAGAAGAGCAATCAGCCTAATCCTCAAATGATTGAGTTGCAAATCAAGAAGCAAGAAGCTGATACTAACAAGATGGCTATCGAGTTGAAAGCTCGCCAGCTAGACTTTGATGCTAAACAACAGCAACAACGTGAACAATGGGACCACGAAGAGAAGATGGCTGCGAATTACGCTCGTACTGTTGAATCGAATGCGATGGTTCTACGTGCTCAAACTGAGAAAGAGACCGAGATGATTAAGGCCTCTATGCAATCTCAAGATGCTCAGATGAAACAGAAGATGTTGCTGCAAGCTAACATGGACAACAACGACACTAAGTCGTTTATTGCCAGTATGCAAGAGAATCGTAAGGCGAGAGAGAACTTGCTGTACGAACAAGAGCTTAAGTTAAAAGCTCAAACAGGAAGCGGAGTTTAACTAAGTGACTTTAGAAGCTTTGAATTTCCACAGTCAAGACTGGAAGATTCTCCGGTCTTGGCTTAAGTCCCGCCAAGAATCCCTAATGCTACAGCTTTGTAGCCCAGCTAGCACAGAGGCCGAAACCGCTCTGTGCCGAGGCCGTCTCCTTGAAATCAAGGAACTCCTCAATGAAGAAGAAGCCGTCCTCCGTGACCGCTCTAATTAAAGGACCTATTGAACTTATGCCTGATGAACGTAGTCTAAACGCCGACTTAACAGAAGAACAGCTATTTTCCCAGATGTCCGCTGCTGTTAAGGATAATGATTTCACCAAGATCGACCAACTTGCTACAGATGAAGCCCCTATTTCGACAGGCGCTACCGAAGTAGTTCCAGAAGTCAAAGAAGTAACCCCAGTCCTAGAGGCAGACCCTACTAACGTAGAGACTAAGCCTAATGACCCGTCTAATCCTAATGAAGTAATCCCGACTGCCGCTACTCCCGCTGCCACAACGCCGGAGTTAGAGAAGGAAGGAGAAGCTTCTACTATGGCCGAGCTACGTGCTCGACTCGAAAAGGCGGAACAAGCCCAGCACCGGTTCTCATCGGACGCTGGCAGACTATCTGCTCTCCAGCGCAAGCTGGCGGATGTGGAAAGGAAGCTGGCTGATGTGGTTTCAAAGCCCGTCACCCCCGCTTCTGCGCGAGAAGATACTCGCGTCCTCAGTGAAAAGCTCGCCAAGATCAAGGAAAGTGATCCAGTACTAGCAGATGCAGTTGAAGATGCTATTGCTTCGGCTATCTCCGGTCTCCGCGATGAGCAACAAACAACTAGGTCGGAAATTGAGACCAGATTTCAGCAGAGTGAAGATGAAAAGCACGTTCAGGTAGAGTATCAAAAGCTGCTCGCAGCGGAGCCTAATGCTCCTCAGGTATTTAAGCACCCGTTGTGGACAGAATTCAAAGATACTTTGAGCCCTGCTCGACGTGCGGTAGCAGAATCG